AGTAATTTAGGGTCATACGGGTTTTGTGTACTGCTCCCGTCTTGCAGTAAGATAGTGCCAAATCTCTCGAATTGGAACTTCTGGTAGTGGGTTAAATGTGTCATTTTGTGTTTTGTTTACACAAATCTACTACAATTAACAATACAAAGTGCAAAAGTATTAAATTTATTTTTGTAACATTGTTGCATTTATACGTAGGATTGTACGCATATACGTACAAAGTAAAGGTAAAGCTTGACTAAAATTGTAATAAAGTAAAGGTAAATCTTTACTAAAAGTAGTAGTATTACTACCTTTTATAGTAACTTCTGGAAGTAAAGTTTATCAGAACCCCCGTAAGAATACTCTGGTAAGTAAAGTCTAAACCCACACGAGATAAGGTTATTAGCAGAAGGGAAGTTGTCTAAAGTTGTATATGTAATAGCTATATGGCAAAAAGTAGACGCAGCTTTTAACCTGGTTTTAATCATTCGCCTTTGTATTCCCTGCCCTCTATATTCTTTTTTAACCCAAGCACGATTAAATATACAAATGCCTTTTGAATAAATTGAGCCGCAATATGCTACAATACGGCTCATATCATCAAGCATAACCCACCATTCACGATTGTATTGAAACTCATCTCCGCACCCTTTAAAGTTTGGATTAGTATAATCTAATTGCTTTAGGTCTTCGTATATTTCTTTATCTAAAATATTTCCGAAGCTGAATATCTTCTTGAGGCGCATTGTGTATTTGTTCAAGTTTGGTTAAATATAAAATTGCATCTTGTAGTTCCTCTTTTAAATGTGTAATCCATTGCCCTGTGCTTAAATCTGTTCTATCCATTGTAGTTCCGTACTTAGATTTTCCTAAAAGTTCTCGTCTACGCATATCTTCTATTACTGCTGCTAATATTTTACTATCCATTATTTGTCGGTTTTGCTATGTATCTTATTACAAGTTTTACACTTGTATAATATCTTTTTAACTCCTGTTGCGGTTGTGCGCCTCATTTGTATAACTATCTCATCGCTTCCACATTCAGGGCAGCTGCCTCGGTCTTGTCCAAAGATAACTCCGTAATGTGTTTTTGGTTCTATGTGGTTTTTAAGTGCGTTAAATACTTGCTCTAATAATACTACGTCCTTCTGGCAATACTTAATCATTTTAGCCATAGCCACTTTATCCTTATGCAGAACAATGTCTTTCCATAAACTATATTCTGTTTTAATCTTAGTGCCAATACCTAAATAGTCAGCTATGTAATTAAGCTTATTGCTATTAAATCTAAACTTTTGTCGTGCTACTTTTAGCGTATCTATTGTAACGTAAGAAGGGAACATTTCAATCTTATGAAACAAGCACCTGGTTCTTATCCACGCAAGGTCAAACTTATCTCCATTATGCCCTACTAACTCCGATGCCGTGTTTGCTACTTCAATAAAACTTTGTAGCATTCTTTTGTCGTTTTGTTTGCTATCCCATTGTAAATGGTAAACTTCTTTCTCATCTTCCCACTTGTAGCAGATACAAATAATAGCACGTTCTTGAATGATGCTATCAGCAGTTACGTTAAGCTTATATCCTGCACTCCAGAAAAAGCCAACGTTGGGAGAGGTCTCGATGTCAAAGAATAGTCGTTTGCGTTTTGATTTTAGCATTATTTATTTTTTGCTGAATTTATCTATTGTGGTATAACCCATAGCAAATAGCGTAAGATATAAAACCGCATCTACCAGCTTATCGCTTGGGTTAATTTTTAAGATTATGTTTAAGAAAAGGGATATAAAAAGACAAATGCTGCCAAGCATAGCCACTACTCTTTTATGGCTGATACTGTTGCTTTCGTCCGATAATAAATTAACTAATATAGTTCTAAAGTTGCTCATATAGTTTAGCCTCAGCCTCTCTCCGCCTCACTAACCCTTTAAGCACCACATTGTTCGCTTTCGTCCACTTATTAAATTCAGCCTTAATAGAAGGGTCTTTAGGGTTAGCATTTACCTTTTTTAGCAAAGTACTACTTTTTAAGTTTCCAACTCCTACATTATATGCAAACGAAATTAAAGCAGAAAAATTGTTGTCTGTCAAATTTTGTTTTATTAAAGGCTTAACTTTTTTAGCAAAGTCTTCAACTATTATGTCAAGCAACTCATTGGCTCGTTCTTGGGTAATCACATCTCCTGGCTTTACTTTTGTGCCGTCAGGATACCAAGTGTTTCCATATCCGATTGTGTCAAGTCCGGCAGGGCATTTGTATGCCTTTAACTTGCAGCCTTCGAACTGCTTTATTAAGTCCTTACCTGCTTTATTTACTTCCATAATCTATTCCAATATGCTAAAATTAATATAATTGCTATTATTAGACCGATTAGAGCCTTCCAAAAGTTATTTGCAGTACTTATCTTACTTTTATCTACAATCGAAATTTGAGTACTTTCTGTGCGATTAAACGCTATTGTATCTTTTTTAACTACGCTATTGTCTGTCTGCTTATCTTTTGTCTGGTAAACCCACTTAGTTACGATTTTGGGAACTACTATTACGCTATCCTTAGTTATGCGAATTGTATCATAGATCGTAACTTCTTTTGTAAATACTTGCTCCTTTTCTATAATCTTGGTAACGCTATCATAAAAAGTAAGATGCACGGAGTCAATCTTAGTTGTCCCCGTGCTATCGTAATGCTTTTCGAACTTCTTAACAGAAGCGCAAGATGTAAGTAATAAGGCTAATAATAGTATTCTCATTTAAGCTTTTTAGTCATTTTCCAATAGTATCGAATAGCCATACCGCCTGAAACAATAGCAACCAAACTTGCAATCAATGTGAATAGTGGTTGAATAGAGCTAATGCTTAAAGTAGCACTTACTAAAGAAACGATTGTTGATTGGTCTGCTTGGTTGTTAGTTGCCATTATAGTTCTTCTTCTTCTTGTTTGTTAAATTCTATGCCAGTAGTCCAATCTTTTAAGAAAGTGAAGTCTTCAAGACCTTGTGGATTGACTACGTTAATTATTACAAAGTCAAATTCTTTATCATTTAAGGCTTCAATGTCTTTAGTAAGCTTCTTGATGCCTTCTTTTGAATATTTGTAATTCCCTTTGTCGTCTAATAGTAAGCAGTCTTTATCGTCTGTCTGAGCATTATCTAAACGCAAGATTTCAACTTCTGCTTGATAGTCTTCGTGATAGGCTTTAACCTTTTCATAAATCTTAAAAAGCTTCTTTTGTGTCTTTGTGTCCTGGTTGCCGATTACGACATTAATGCTGCTTACTAATTGTAATAGTTGTTTGTACTTCATATTGTTTTTTTTGTAAAGATATATAGATTTTATTTATTCCACGGCAAAGGTAAGTTTACAATGGGTGGGTTTTTTTGATATTCTATCTGTGCTTCTAAGTTAGTTTCTAAAGCTTGAACATCAAGACCTGCTTCTAACCACTCGCATACTTGCTCATAAGTTAAATCTGCATAAGCAGTAAAGTCAGTTTCCGAAGGTGTAGCACAAGCCAAAGTTCCATAAACTTCTGATGTATATTGTTCGTCTTCTGCTTGGTATCTGTAATGTACTGTTTTAACTACATTAGTAAGAGTGTCTTCGCTTGGTGCGGTGTCTAATTGGGATACTACCCATTTAAAAGTTGTCATATTATTTGTTTAATTGTGATTTTAATTCGTTGATTTGATTTTGTTGCTCCTTAATTGCATTTACTAAGGTTACATATATACCCTCGGTTTCTAAACCTAAGTAATCGGTTTCTGCGTTTAGCTTCCTTGCTAATTCTGGCATTATGCCTTGAACTTCTTGTGCGATAAAACCATACTTTAATCTGTCCTTATTAACATCATCATTATAGTAGAATGTTTTAGGATTGAGTTGTAGTATCTCGTTAAGACCATAAGACAAAGGCTTGATAGTATTCTTTAATCTTTGGTCGGAAGGGTTTGTGCTTGTTAATGTACCGCCATTTGAATAAACTAAACCTGTTCCTAAAGAACCTACATATACACCTCCAAATGCACCTATACCATTTACATAAAGTTTAGCTGAGGCTATGGTTGATGTTGCATTGATACATACATCCCCCCCACTTGTTATGCGCATTCTTTCGGAAGCGCTTGAATTACTACCTGCTGTTCCAAAAGCAATAGCAGAACCACCATTACTTGTTTCCATTACAATATTTGCAATACCATTTGTACCATCCGTACTCCATCCTGAATCATAAGAACCTCCTGCTGATATATATAATGAATTTGCAAAAGTGCCAAAATATCCGGCAGATGTATTTCCAGTGCTTTTTACTTTTATCTGTGCGGTTGCATTTCCATTTGAGCCAAATACATCTAATGTTTTTGCAGGCGAACTTGTACCTACACCTACGTTACCACCACTTGTTATGCGCATACGTTCGGTAGCAGTAGCATCAATCGTTCCGCTTGTTCCAAAAACTAATTGTGTAGCACCACTATTACCAGCTTGAATACTATTAATAAAAGATTGTGATGTACCTGAATAGTTATTTATACCTTCAAATAATAATGAACTTGTACCACCAGTTGCAGGTGCAGTTGTGTTTTTTATTCTTAATGTAGCCGATGAACTTTGTATATCTAAAAGGTAAGATGGCGATGTAGTACCTATACCAACATTGCCATTACTCATTACATAAAACTTATTAGCAACTGCTAAATCAAAATTTGATGCACCACTTCCTTGACCACCTGCTATATATAAACCATATCTTGTAGTACTTCCATCATTATATCCAAAATACATTTGATGTCCACTTGTTCCTGTATTATTAAGTGTAGTAATCCAATTTGAAGCAGTATATCCATTTACATAAAATAAAGTTGAAGGGCTTGTAGTACCTATACCTACGTTACCGCCATTAGCTATTGTTAATGCTGCGCCTCCGCCTGTTTTAAATATATGTCCATTACCTCCACTACTATAAGTAGCATCATAAGAAACGTTACCTGAGTCTTGAGTAATTCTAAGTCTTTTGTTTGTACCCGTTGATGTTTCAAATATTTCCATTCCAACTCCTGCAGAACCATAAATATCTAAAGCATAAGATGCTGCTCCTGAACCAATAATTATGTTTGAATTAAAATATCCTGCGCTTGCCGTTACACTACTTGAGAATGTAGCTGCTCCTGTGGATGCTAATGTTAAAGCATTATTTAATACTAATGATTGAAAACTTGTTCCATCGTAAACTTGAAAATAATTATACCCTGCGCCTGTTGAATAACCAAATTGAAATTGTCTTGCATTAGTTGTATTTGATATAGCTAATGCAGTTCCTGATGCAAGATTTGTTCCTATGTTTACACTACTTGAGAATGTAGCACTCGTTCCACCCAAAGCACCCGTAAGCGTTCCACCTGCTAATGGAAGATAAGTAGAACTTGCAGCACTTGTAGTTAAGTAAGTTGAGTTATCATAGCTTATAGTAGTTCCGCTAATTTTAACAAAACCCGTTCCATTCAAAGCAGCTTGTTTGCCATTAAACGTTGTCCAATCGGTAGAACTTAAAGCACCCGTTGTAGAACCTGAAGCTAAAGCTAAACTTAAAACCTGAGTAGATAAGCTAAGACCATTAGCCGTTCCTATTGTTACTGCATTGTGTCTTGCTGCCGTATTCGCTGCTACGTTTGTGTTAGCGTTTACTCTTGCCTCGGTATAATAAAGATTACTTCCTTCTGCTATGTTTGATGTTGTACCTGCTACCTTAGTCCATAGACTTGTACTTGTAACGTATTGTATAATATCTCCGTTGCTTGGACTTTGTGTAGATACGTTATGAAGTTCGTCCATTTCATAGCCGTTCTGTATCTTAACCTCGATAACTCCTTGTGTCGGGTGCGCTCTTACTACAATACCTACATAAACTAAGTGAGCAGGTGCGTATTGTTTTGTACTTGTATAAGTACCGGCAGTTGTAGAACTTAAATAAAGTTGAGTACCTTCTGTGTATGCTTGAGTATCTAAATCGCTTATGCGACCTGCAACAACTACATATCCGTTATTATTGTTTGTAATATCGTTTCTAACTATTCCATAAGTTTGAGCCGAAGTTGCATCTCCAGTTGCTAAAGCCTTAGTAATCGTTGGTAAGTTTCCTTGTCCGCCATTGATGTAAACAACAGTTCCCTTTGTTAAAGTCGCACCTGTTTTATTGTAAACTTCAGTAATTAAATTTTGTGCTTCATTAATTACTCCAGGGAATGTAACTAAGTTACCTGCTCCGTTTATATACTGAGTGCTATTACCTGCAAAGCCTATGTTAATAGTTCCACTTGATGTTATAGGACTTCCCGTAATTGCTAAAGCATCTCCGCTTCTTGATACCGCTACGCTTGTAACATAATTTCCTGAAGGTTGCCCACCGATGTCACTTAATAACTCAGCACCCGTTCTATATTTAATAACTCCGCTATCACTTACCAAAAATTTATCTGTATCGGTCGTTGCGTTCGGTATATTGTTAATCTGCACCTTACCATCTCCCCACACATAAAAGTACACACTTGTAGAACTTGCATTTTGAATACGTAAAGCAATATCACTCGCATTCGTTCCTGCATTAATCAAAGCACCATAAGACATTCCTGTTGTAGTACTTCCATTAAACTGCCAAGCAAATTGACCTGCCGTTGTAAGAGCATTGTATATACTACCGCCTATGTCTACTATTCCACTATTAATAATTTCTCCACTTGTAGAACTCCATTTAGTTACATAATTCGTAGTACCTGTTCCAGATACTAAATTAGTAGGGAAGTTAGCAAGTGTACCATTACCTCTAATATATTGTGATGTAGTACCGCTAAAAGCAAAAGCTAAAGTTCCCGAAGTAGTAACTGGACTTCCTGTAATACCTATTGCATCTCCTGTAATAGATGCAGCAACACTTGTAACAGTACCTACTGCACCACTTGAACGCTGCCAAATACTTCCTGAATAGATCACATAATCTCCTACTGCAAAAGTAATAGAACCTGCTCCGAAGTTTACGCTACCTGCTGCATTACAAATATAAACATCTCCCGTGTCGCCCGTTCCGTTTGCTAAAGTAGGTGTGTTAGTCGCTGCACTCCAAGTTCCTTTATATTCCATAATAGAACTTGGTAATTGACTAATAGGAACTTTACCTTGACTATCCAAAGAAGCATAACCATTAGCGTTGCCCTTTTCACTTCTGAGCTGATAAGTATCTAATAAAGCTTGTGAAGGGAATACTTCTACATAAGCAGAGCCACTCCATAAATAAAGCTTTTTAGTATCTTTAGCGCAATAAATTACGTCTGTTGTTCCTGGTGTTGGGAATGCAGCATAGTTTGTATAGAAGCTAACTGCACCACTAAAAATAGCACCTAACTGAGCAAGTGTAATCTTCTTACTTACTCCCGTTGTCGGGTTGCCTATAATAGTTAAATCAGTTGAAGCAGGTGCTAACTCAGTCGCTAATTGATTAATCTTTTTTCCTATCATATTAGTATGTATAAATAGAAGGCACTTGGCATCTATCGTTTAAGTATGGTAATTGTAATGTAATATCTATCTTAACTCCTGCAAGATAGTCAGGGTCGCTTTCTGTATAGAAAGTAATAGGTGCGTTATCTCCAATAGTCCAAATAGCTTTTGGGTATCTTAACTGAGCCACAACATCTTGACCTACTAAAGTCATATCGCTAAGTACCTCTGTTTCGTTACTTTCTTCCATTAGCATTCTATCCATAAAGTATAAACTAAATTGATACTCTATATTTTTTGCTAAAATATTAGCACCCGATAATGTAAAGAACATAGCCGGATAAGTTACCTCTCCGTTGCTTAAACGTTCCCACACATCGCCAAAGTAAACAAAATTAATTTGTTCGTGGTCGTTTCCGAGTGTCGTTATTTGTTTTGTTATTTGGTTTAGAGTCAGACTCATTCTTAATTTTTTCTAAATAAACACGCAGTTTATTTTGGTTCTTAATTGTTGTTACTTTACTCATAATTAGCAGCCACTACAACCTTTGTTTCCTTGATAAAGTTCCTCAAAGCTTTTACCTGCGCAGCAATCAAAATCTCCTAAGAATATACTTGTTGTATAAGCATCATTCTCAGGGTGCATTGCATCAATTCCACTTCCAGGATTAAGATATTCAGGATAAGATGTAGCGTATTCTTTTAAGTATTTAATCATTCTTTGCTTGTAGAACTCAGCCCTTGACTTGTATCTATTTGCAACATCAATCATATCTTGCATAGAAGGGTTCTCGGTATTCTCCCCACCCTTTCTTAACAAGCCTTTATTATAGAATTGATAGCTTAAACCCATAGGCAACTCACTAAGTACATAGTGTACTAAAGTATCTGCAATGTATTGATCTAATAAGATAACCTCGTTAGCATTTAAGTTGTTTGCCGTTATACCTGCTTGAAGACGATTATATAAAGCACTACCTAAAGCCGGAAGGATATACATATCCTGTGCAGTCTTAATCTCAGGTAATACAAGCTTCTCGTCTACATTAGCGTGTAAGCCACTTCTGTCCTTAATGTTTTGAACAGATATAAATAATGTGTTTAAACTCATTGCTATTTTCTTTTAACTATATTTGAACGCCACTCGTGTCTGCAACTTTCGGAATGTTTACCATTAGGCATAGTCCACCAACCGCCTCTTCTATCCCATACGCTATATCCAAGTCTTGCACTCATTGTCTCAATATCACTTCTGGTATAAAACTTATTAGCATTTATTAAATACTTACAAAATTCTCTACTATTAGTTAAGTCGCTATTGTTAAAACCTGGTTTCCACTCATAAGAATATCTAATTAATATTTGAGTAGTCTGTGGCTTCATAGCTTCAACAATCTGTCCAATAGGAGCAGTAAGTTGTCTTTCTACAATAACATTGCTATCAATTCCTTTGCCTTGCTTTACATCGCTTGTCTTAATAAACCCCTTCTCAATTAACGCATCAATAACACGCTTGACCGCACCAATATCTTCTTTCAAAGTGTCAGCAATTACCTCTGGAGTTATACGCTTATCTTTAGCAATTAAGTCCAAGATATTAGATTGCAACTGAGTTACATCAGCAAACATTTGGTAATCGTTATCGTCATTAAATCTTGTCTTACTTTTAAACACTTCGTAAGCACTTCTATCTTCTCCGAACTCAAAGAAAACCTGAAAGTCAGCTTCGTTAAATTCTAATTCCTCAGCACCTAACCAAGTAGAAACTTCCTCGTCACTTAAAGCATATCCGCCTTTAAGCATAGAACTTGCTTGTTCTCTTGTTATCTTTCCTCTATTAAAATCTCTAATGATGCGCTGCATATTTTGCCACTCACGACCTTTCAATCCTTTAATATGCTCGTTCACACTTAAAGGACTTGCTGCCATTGGTTGCTCAGTTGCTATCGGCATTCCATATTGTGTAGGGTCAATACCTAACTTTTCTAATATCCATTCTTTAGGTGCTACTTGCAAAATAATATTTTCGCTAAAGTCAATACCAATAGGGTCTACTGGTTGTAGTTTAAGTTCAACTTGAACTCCTGCATATTGTCCAAGCATATTAAATACACCTTCAATCTGCATTTGCTTATAGCGTACATAGGTATTGTTAAATATCTCGTAGCTATCACGCATCTGTTGTCTATTGCCTAATTGACCAGGAGTAGCAATACCAAATAAGTCAGGACTTGTAATCTGGTGTCCACTAAATATGTTAGATTGTATCAACTCATCTACTCTACCAAAGTCCTCTTTAGTTAAATCACTCGCACCCAAATCGTCTACAATAGGCTTTCTTGTTACATCATTTACAAAAGCAAGTAAATACTTCTTGCCGTCTGCACCCGTGTACATATTGTCAAACTGTCTACTTACTGCTCGTTTCTCGTCAGGACTTGGCTCTCCGTTTGGTAAAGTAATAAGTTTACTTGCACTAAAACCTGTTTGAGCATTACCTAAAACGTGCTTACTTACTTCTACATCACTCTCGATGTAGTTAAGCGCACCAAAATAACCAGGAAGGCTATAAACGTTCATTCCCGGTCTGTACTCTTTAACGTAAAGTATCTGAACTCCTTGTGGGTTAGCAGGATTAAACGCATTGTATATCTCAGCTTTTTCTTGATTGCGCGTAGCTTTCCAATCTTCTTTATACCAAAACTGAGTATTGTCTTTATTGGTTCTAATCTTTGTATAATCACAATGCCATAACTCAGCAACTTGACCGCCAATTACAGACCAAATAACCTGAATATAAGCACCGCCAAATAGTTCTAAATCTAAAGCAACCTTTTTTGTTAGATCATTTAAAGACTCTTCTCTATTTACTTTCTTAACAATAGCCTCTTCTCCTGCCCAACCATTTCCAACAATATAGTTCACTTTGCCACGAATAATAGCATTATGTTTTGCTGACTTGTTAAATAGGTCTAATAAGTATTGAGGATAGTCATTGTTTTGACCATACTGCATATACCCTTCGCCTTTCTTTTCCTTATATTCTGGTTGCTTTGCTTCCGCAAATGTCAATACTTGTATTTCCATTATTGTCTAATTGTGAATGTGCTTGTTGTTTCATATTTAGTATATGATATAGTTGTTCCAGATAGTTCCATAATGCCACTTTCAAGCAAATTTAAGCCTGTTGGATTAAGGTTTGATGTACTTGCTTGTTCGTAGATTGTATAGGTATATTGCCCGTTTAAAGCCGTATTAAAGTATGTATTTACTACAATACTAAACTGATTGAACCTGTCTTTATATGCGCTTGTATCAGTAGCGTTTAACTTTACAAACTTGATCTCAGTATTTGTAGACCTATTCTCAAATATGAATAGATAATTAGGACTTGTAAGCGTTTGCTTTTCTGTCAATGTAAGTATAATATTTTGGGTTTGACCCTTTGTAAGTCTTATCACAAGTATAAATATAATTAGTTGCGAATGTTTGCAAAATAAAAAACCCCCGTCTAATTAAAGACGAGGGCATCTATATACAAAACCAAAACAACCTATTAACCTGCGGTCGTAAGTGCTGCTGCTACTGCAGAGTTTACTTCTGGGCATAAAGCCGCTTCCGCACCTGTGAAGGTTAGAGTGTAACCACTTCTATCGCCTTCAGCCGTACCCGTACCTGAGCTTCCGCCGGTAAGGTCTAAGCCTTTAGTTTTTCCTAAATACCAGAATTTGCCATTGTTATCTTTGGCAACTGATACAAGTCTGTTTTGAGCCAATAACAAGATTTCGTTTCTTGTGTTAGCTTGAAGTTTATTTAATACAATAGTTAATTCAGGAGCATAAAATACAGTTCCGTTTTGGATATTTGCATTTACGTTCTCAACAAACTGAGATGTTCCTCTTACAAGTTCGTACTTGTAAAACTTCTTACC